ATCGCTTGTTTTTTGACCCGGCAGTTCAAAATCGTATAGCCCAGCGGTAGGCAACAATTTAGTAATATAAAAAGGCTCATCATTACTGATAAGCCCATTTATTTGGTCTTTCTTTTCTTCCAACGCGTAAGCGCTTGGTACAACGAAGGTTCCGGAAACACTGATTCTCTTTTCTTTGTGAACAGCTCCAGAAAAAACATAACCACTTCGATTAGTGATATCTCTTTTGTTTGCCATCACCGACGGCGAGCTGTCCTGAAAATCTGTAACAAGTAAACCGATAGAGGAAAGTTTCGTTTCAACTCCATCTTTTGTGATCAAAGCATCCATGTTCTTTCCTCCCTAGTTAAAATACTCATCTTTATTTTGATCTCGTGCTTCTTTTCGCTTAACTGTTGTGTAGATCTTATCTCCAACAATTTCATTGTGAACATAGATTTCATCTTTTTTGAGTTCTGAATCTGCGATATCTCGGTCCATTTCATCGGTCAATGTACTAATATTTTTATTTGTGAAAGTAGTATCTCCAACCATCACCGCTTCTGCTTGATACTGTTGCGCTTTGATTATAGAACCAAACTCATTAGCTTGTTTGGCCACGAATCCAAACATCGATTTCATACCTAATCCAAGCCCTTTACCTAACATTTCTCCCATCCAAGTAGTAACTCTTGAAGGTGAATGAATATCAAGGGCTCTTTGAAGCGTTCTGCGTACATTAGCAGCGATACTGTTTGCTACACTATAAATATATCCCGACGAACTTGAAAGACCGCTAGCAAGACCAGAGCCTGCGTAGTAACCTATGCTATTCATTTGATAACGAAGGTTTGAAAAAGCAGAGATAACTCTTGAAGAAGTACTACTTGCAACAGACACCATTCGAGACATACCACTACTAAAAGCAGATACCATTTGAGAGGTGCTATTGCTTATGGATCTTGTTGCTTGGCTCATAGATTGAGTACTTGCTTTACTTACATTTGAAAAACCTTGATTTACAGTGCTGGCAACTTTTTGCATCGAGCTTGTTGTTGTCTGCTCCATGTTCTTCATAGATTGTCCAACATTGCGTGTCATCGCGGTAATTTCTTTGGTAGAATTCTGATTAATTCCAGAAGTGCTACTGTTTACATTATTTTGCATCGTATTCGCAGCACTTGTAGCGTTCTGTGTTGCTGTATTCATGTTGCTAGTAACGCTAGATTGTAGACTACCTAAAGAGCTGGATACATCACTGGCCATCGCAGAATAGTCACTAGTCGTATTAGATTTTGCATTCTTAGCGGCTTTTGTTGCATCCACCGAAGCAATGCTGCTTAAATCTGATACTGAGTTTTGCATGCTAGACATTGATTTACTAACGCTAGAGTTTGCTGTACTAAAACTGCTTGCGACTGATTGAGTAGCTGACTGTGTATCAGAATCCATTTCATCGCCTTTGGATTTTGATTTGCCGGTGATTGTATCCCACAAACTACCAAATCCATTCTTGATTCCATCCCATGCGCCTTTTAAAACTCCAGGGATAGCTTCTAGAACACCGCTCGCAAGAGATTTAACAATATCCCAACCAGCAGCTAAAATACTAGGCAACATTTGAATGATAGTGGCTACCAATGACATGATAATTTGGATACCGCTTGAAATGATATTAGGTAGATTTTGTACTATACCGCTAACTAAAGCTTGGATAATCTGAACCGCTGCTTGTAAGATCATCGGTAGATTTTGCACAATAAAATTACACAAAGCTTGAACAATTTGAACGGCACCATTTAATAGTTGAGGGATATTGGCCATCAATCCATTGATTAAAGTCAAGATAGCATTCAAAGCTACTGGAAGTAACTGAGGTAACAATTGTGTCAACCCATTAATTAAACTTAATAGAATTTGAATACCGGTCTGAATAATCTGTGGTAGATTTGAAACAATATTTCCAACAAAAGCTTCTAGAATTTGTTGCACTGAACTAACGATTTGCGGAATATTTTCTACAATACCGTTGATTAAGCTTAGCAATAAATTCATACCCATCACTATCAATTGTGGCAATGCGCTTGCTAATGATGTCAGTATAGTTGTAATAATTGTCAAAGCTGAACTAATTAAAGAAGGCAGATTTTGAGACACACCGCCAACTAGCGATCCGATAACGTCTACACCAGCTTGAACAATCAATGGTAACATTGTGGCAATCGTATTTGCTAATTTACTGATCAGCTGTGTACCGCTACTTATAAGTTGAGGTAATTGCGACGTAATCCCTTGAACAAATTTAGAAATTACTTCAGGACCTTTTGTTGTGACCATTTTTAACAAATCATCAATTTGAGATCCAAACTGATTATTTACTAATCCAAGACCGGCGACAACAAGCCCTAAAATTGCTGCAGGTCCAACAGCCGCTAAAGCTACTTGCATGATTGTAGCCATTGCAGAAGTCATGCCGCCCAGCGCACCCATTCCTACAGTAGCCGCAGAAGAAAGTCCTCCACCAATTTTAGGAAATAGCCCAATTAACCCACTGACATTTCCGGAAATTAGTCCAAATGCTGAACTTAAGGGACCATTTAAAATACTAGAGAAATTAATAAATCCGCTAGATAATGTTTTCAATATAGGTAAAGCACTACTTAGAGTTAGCGCACTACCTAATAAACCGAGCACTGGCAAAATTCCAGATACCACACTTTGCATGTTCTTAAGTGCATCACCTGATAATTTCGTTCCATTGACAAAATGATCCAAAACTGGGATAACACTATCAATTGCCTTATTAATCTTGTCCATGTTGAAATCGCCAATTTTATCGGTAATCTTACTGATAGCATCAATTCCGACTTGGGAAAGTTTGTCAAAAGAAGGCTGTAATTTGTTTGTTAATGTTTCTCGCAATCCATCCATTGCTTGCCCGACAGTTTTGTACTCAGTTGCCATTTTACTAAACGTGTCATTGGTACCGACTTTTGTTATAGCATCAAAGAAATCTTGCGTCTTGATCGTACCATCTTGAACAGCTGTGACCATTTCAGATGTTGACATGCCCATTTCTTTAGCAACTGCTGCAATACCAGCAGGTGTCTGTTCTAGCATCAACTTGAAGTCTTGCCATTGAACCATTGGTTTTGCAGCCATTTGAGTAGCTTGCTGGCTAAGAGTAGTCATAGCTTGTGTTGGATTTTCCGCTGCGGCTGCAAGTCCACCAAATCCCATAACTAATTTATCCGTGTTTTTAATACCAACTGCTGCCAACTGACTATATGTCGTAGCCATTTCGGAAGCTGAATAGATTGTTTGAGTTGCGAAGTCTTGTAATTCTTTTTTTACACTAGCAATTTCCTTTTTCCCCATGCCAATGTTTTCCATATTGGCATTGAACGTTTTCCACGTTGCAGACCCTTCATTGAGATCTCCAACTAATCCTGTAATAGCACCCGAGATCATTGATATTCCCTTTTGTGCTATTGCATAGGCTGCACCAATTCCAGCAACTTTTTTGATTAATCCGCTAGTGGCATCTGTTACATCATTTGTTTTAGATCCCATTTTGCTTAGTGCAGATGCTGCTTTCGTTCCAGCTTTGTTGAAAGCATTAGTTAACCCACTACCAACCTTGGTACCAATTGAGGTTGTAGTTTTCACTATCCCATTCAAGCCTTTTGCAACTAGGCTCGAAGTTTCGCTTGCAGCTTTTGAGACAACTCCAAAGCCTTTTTTTATGGGCTGAGGAATTTTTTCACCGATAGATGCGATTACTCGTTGAATTTGACCCCCTGCAGCACTAAAAGGAGCAACCATGCTTGTTTTTAATCCGTTTAATTTTGAAGGAATAGTAGAGCTTAATTGTCCCATAATACTTCCAACCCTTGAAACAATACTATTTGTACTATTTGTCATACTAGACTGCACTTTACTCATTGCTGAAGTAGTGCTACTAACTACCTCTGACATTGCTTTCTTATAATCTCCAGTATCTGCTCCAATCAAAGCCTTAATGGATCCGGTAATGCTTCCTGACATCTATCTCACCTCCTATTTCTAAAGTGTTCCAAAGCTTTCAAAGCTTTATCCAAGCGCTTGTTACCTTTTTTGGTTTGTTTAGCACTTCGATCAAAAGCTTTCCTAATTCGATTTTCTGCTGATTTTTTATTAATAATTTTTTTCATTTGTGGCTTTTTAGCATTTAAGATATAGCGCAAATTAAATCCAAAAATAGCATTTTGTTCCTGTTTGTCTAATTCACGCAAACTCAAGCCTTCAAGAATTGCTTCAAGTTCCCATAAGTAACAATTCATAATCAAATCAATATCAGTTAAACCATACCTTGCACAGTTGACTATGAGATCTCTTTCGTGATTCTTTCCGCTAATTTCTTCAACTCGTCCGCTTGAAGCTTCGACTCTTCCGTTTCTCGAGCCGCTATAACTTTGTGAGCTTTCTCCAGATTCTCCTTGTATTTGCGGATCTTGCTCACGAAAAAACCTGATGCTAACATTTCTTCTTTCAGATCAGCAAAAATTTGATTGTAGGCTTCCTCTTCACCCATTCCGCTATTAACAAGATTGTCTGTATAATTTTGTACAGCTTCTAAAACATCATTTTCGGTAAAATTCTTATCAACAAGTTGTAATAAATTGACTAAAGCGTCATCTTCTTTCTCAAGAACCTGAACAAAAAGAATTCCTGCACCATCATTTTGAGAATTTCCATCTGCATCTTTTGATGCTAATTTTTTGTTGGCCTTAAAATTTAAAGCATAGTTGAATTTGATATTGCAATCTTTGTTTTTTACTTTGATATCAAAAGACATTTAACCATTCCTCCTAAACAAAAAAGAGCCAGTCTAACGACTAACTCTTTTAATTGCTTCCACATATTTTGCTGACGCTTTTCTTTTATTAACAAAAGATAGATCATCTTCAAATGGTGATGTATCAACGTACTTGCCTTTAAAGAATAGATCGCGATCTTTTTCGGTTACTCCTGCATTATGAAGAATTTTTACTTGTTTACATTTCTCAATTGAATCCGTAGAAAAGCAAAAGGATAATTCTTCGTGGATTTTAGGTCCAACATTGAAATACATCATATTCCAAAGTTGCGCCCACATTTCAGCAGTCCATTTTTGAATGTTGCTATTCACTTTTTTAAAGTATTGATAAAGACGATTTGAATCGAAATAAACTTTTTTCCAATACTCCGCTCTAGGATTCTTTATAACCCACTGTGCACCACCAGAATTAAAATTAATAGTTTCCAACGATTCCACTGAAACATTTACGATCTCAGCCATACCTTTCAAAATAGATTCTCCATTTTCACAACTGCGAATATAATCAAGATTTAGGTAGTGGTTGCAATCACTGCAATACCAAACATCTTCTTTTGAAGTCATTTTACGCAAATCAATCTTTTGATTGAAAATGACATCCGAATCAATATAAACATACCGCTCTTTTTCACGTTTAGGATCTTCTTTCAGGTATTGCCACCACAGATAAGGCTTGATAGAAGGAATATATCCTTTATCCTCTCTATCATCTCTATATACGTGAACCTCAACATTGTATTTATCAGCTAAATAAGCAGGAATTGTTGAATCATGTTCGCTAAAAAGCAATACAATATCATTGATTCCTAATGATCTCAAGTTGGTCAAACAAACTTCTAGCTCCCACTTAAAACGCTTGATAGCAGGCTGACAAAGAATATATTTCATTTTTCTCACCTACTTCTGCGTCGTCGTCGTGGTGGTAGTTGCTTGTGTAGTTGTCGTAGTCGTTTGAATGTTACCGTAATCTCCAGTTGTTTCACCAGGATTTTGGTAATCATATAAAGCTTCAATAGCAGCAATATCTTCATCAGACAACGGAAACTTCCCTTCCTGCAGCTTTCCAATGATATTTAAGGTATAGGAAGCTTCAACAAGATCATCCCCGTCTGCGATTTCTACATCATCAGGCATACCATATCCAAATTCTGCCGGATACAATTTATAATCTTTACCGGATACTTCTTCAGCCACATCTTCATCTATTTCAACGCGCCATACCTTTACTGAAGTGCCATTCTTCTTGGCATCCTTTACAACTTTAATTGCTTCGTCTTTTGACATATAATACTGCGTTAAATCGATTGAATGTTCATCAGTAGATTTAATAATGATACGTCCCATTTTGGTTTGTTCATCAATATTTTCACCACCGTAAGTTACTCCACCTTCAGTTTGCCAAGCTGGCAATAGTCCTGGAGAACCAATTTCTGCTTTAACAGACTGGATAAAATACCAAACTTTCTTTGCAGTCAATGGTTTACCAGTAAATTTTTTAACGCCATTGTTCACATCTGCCATTGTTTATTCCTCCTAAATAATTAATTCATTTGTTCTAAATACAACATGATAGACTTCTCTACCAATTGAATTATCAATCATCACTTGATGAGTAATTCGTTTATTTAACGCAACTTTTGTTTTAAATATTGCTTCTTCTAAGCTCGTCCGGCTATCAATTGGATAGTACAAGTCAATTTGTAGACTTGTATCAACAATGGCTGGTCCGAACTTAGCACTTTGTGAATCATCCCCAGAGTGTGTACCTATCACATAAAAAGGCTCCTTGACACTTTCATCAGGAAGTTTGAATTCTACCGATATTCCAGTAGTCGATAACTTATCAGAAAGCTTTTTGAGATATTCTGTCATTGGAGAGTACACATAATCATCCCCTTACTAATTTGGTAAGCCGCTTTTGAAGTATCGGCCAATCTGCTTTTAGTGCAGGAAATAAGAAAGGCTGTGCAAACATGAATCGCGTACCCATCTCTACAAAAATAGAATACTCGGCTGGAGAAATAACTTCCGCTTGCATCAATCCAACGACGCTAGCATAGATATTATTCGACATCCATCCGGTATCCCAAGGAGCCATTTTCTTACTCCCCTTTTCTACACGCAAACTAGACAGCTTAATTTCTTGGTCAATTGCTTTCTCTAATTGTGGTGCTTTTCGTTGTACGTTTCGGACGAATTGCTTCATACCTTTTATTCTGACGCTCTTACTCATGTGAGAATCACCACCGTTGAATTACGATGCCACTTAGTTGAATAAACAGATCGCTCCAGACCGTCATATTCAATTTTAGAAAATCCTTTGTGGATTCCTTGAATATGCAATTTGAACGCCTTCTGATTATACTTTCCGAAAATCCCGATTTGCTCATTACTTGATAACCCAGTTTTGCCACAAGGTTCAATCGTTTCCTTTTCCTCGACGGTATCTTCGCCAAGGTAGCCAGGGACTTTTTTCTCAAAGGTTATCTTGACACGATCATTGTAATTCAATAGATAAACCTCGTAATGCCTTTACCAGCACGAATTGCAGGCTTAGTATATTCGTCAAAGATATCCATGTATTCATTTAAATAAGAAGGCTCCCATGAATAAGATCGTCCTTCCTCACTATCTGCAGTGGTCCCTTCACTGTTGCGTTTATTAAAACGCTTGATAGCGACATCTCTATGAATATAGACCAGATCATCCGGAATAGCTTTGTGTTTTTCGGTATCATTTTTGGCAGCGAATTGGTTCAATACGGATAAGATCCGTTGCTCGCTGTCCGTGATAATCAGGTTAAGCAACGGATCCTGTATCGTATCTTTTAGGCCGAGAAATAACTTGATATCTTCTAGCATTTCTATCCCCTACCTTATGCTTGTGTTGTTGTAGTGGTCGTAGTCGGTTGTGTTGTAGTAGTCGTAGTTGCCGATTCAATCGTTGCTTCAACAACGCCTGCAGGAATTTCCGGGAACAAGACTAATGCATTCATGAATAGTGATTCGTAAGTTGCATTGCGCAATGTACGTCCGCGAGTAGCAGAAATGAACCCTGTTTCATCTGTGAAATCTACAAAGATATCACCTAGATCGCTAGCTTTCATATCCAAATAAGCTAATACGATATTGTCAACCGCAGTTGAATAAACTTTACCTTCTGGAATTGCGTTTAATACAACAACATTAGTAGCTCCCAAGAAGTTTTTCAGCAACGTCATTCCAAAAACATTCGATGCATCAGCTAAGACTTTTGTGTCACCAAGATATGTCGCTGCATCCATTGGATTAATAAATGAAACAAATTGTGCACCGTCAAATTCTTCAAACGTGCTTAATTTCCCCCACGATTGAGCCAATGCCTTTTGCAATCCTTCAGCGGTAATTTTTGTTGGAGAAGATCCTAAAAAATTCGTGAATTGCGTTTTGATACCGCCTTGAATTTGGCGTAACAATTTGTTATCCGCTTGATCAATTGCCAACGAAGCGCCATGACGAGCGATTGACTCAGCTGACACAGCTCGACGCCATTTGTTAAACGTTACTTGATAAGACTTATCTTTTGCACGAGTAACTTTAGATAGAGGAATGTCTTCACCTTCTGCGACATTTCCAGATTTTAAATCAGTCGTCCATTTGTACATTTGGATTTTCATATCACTTGATAATGGTTCTAAACGTGTAACACCCAACAATTCAAGCAATTCTTTGATGCCGGCTTCAAATCGGTTAACGAAATCGATCGACTTGATTTCCCCAAGATCGTCCATGGTTGTTAAATTTGTTTCAGCAGCAAAAAACTGTAGTTGCATTTTCATGAATCGTTTTTTATTTGTTTTTGACATGTTTTTCATTTGTTGTTCCTCCTAAAATAGTTCTCTATTTGCAGCAATCATTCGTTGGCGTTCAGCGGTGTCTTTGATCGCCATGATTTCCGCTTTGGTCATTTGACCAGCACCAGTACCAACTTTTGTTTTGTTTTTCGAAGCTAGTCGTTCATTGACCTTTGCTTCTACCGCTTTGTCCCATTCAGCACGAAAAGCTTTCACATCTTCTAAGATATCTTCAGCAGTATCACCGGTAATACGATGAGCAAAATCCGCCGGAATTCCTTGAGCAGTTAGTTGCTTGCCCTTTTCTACAAACAATTGTTGCTTTTGAAATTCTGCTTTTTCTTTTTCAAACTCCGTTCGGTCTTTGTCCAAGAGTGCTTTTTGGCGATCTTCTTCAGATAGCTTTGCCAAACGTGCAGCTTCATTTTTTTCTTCTTCGGCTTCTTTTTGCCAACGTGACTTTTTACTTTTGACGATAGAATCGACATCCTTGTCGTCCTTGAAGCCAAATTTTTCTTTGATGGCTGCCAATTGCTCTTCATTCAATTCATCGACATTGAATTCTGGTGTTGTATGATCTCCCGGGTTATCATCTCCGCCGCCTTCAGCGAAGAATTGTAGATTCAATGGCATAAATAATTTCTTATTTTTTTTCATGATTTGTTGCTCCTTCCATATCTTTTTACGTGGATAAATGCTTGCACTTCCATAGCTTTTAAAGTCTTCAATGCTTGGACAAAATAAAAAGCCCAGCGGCTGCTAGACTTCCATTTCTTGAATTAGTTGTTGTTTCGCTACTTCCATCATGCCGATAGCGTTAAGGGACGTACTTTGTGTGTAAAAGGACGAAATAATTCCATTCTGATCTACACCAACCACAACAATACTTTCTGCATCTTTAAAGAATTCTTTTGATTGATCCATAAACTCTTCATTGCTCACACCACGTTCTTTCTTGCGCTTCAATTCTTTAAAATCCATGGGGTACCTCCTATTTTCTTGTAATTTACTATTTAACGCATAGTTGCGAGATATGCGGATCACCTTCACTTTCCGCCATGCTGGCTTTAAAATTCTTGTTGAATATTGTTAATATTGTCAGTTTGTAGAAACATCAACTCGCCATCATTTACAATTATTTTTATAAACTTTGGTGCATCTTGATCTAATAATTTATCTAGAGTTTCTTGAGATATTACACAACTTATTTTTGCAAACTGTTCCTCTTCCCGAGAAACACCTATAAAATATGTTATTGTCGCATTCATAATTACTCCTATTCTTCATAACCTAGTTCTGAATCGTCCGGAACAATTCCAGTTCGACAACCGACGTGATAAGGCGGTGCTGTGATACCGGGTTGATATTCAACTAACAAAAATGTTTTATCTTCACGATTCACTTGCAAGCATATCTGAGTAGTCCGATCGTCAACATGCACATTGTTTTTGTACTTGGTCAATCCAAAATCTTCAAAGCGCTTAGCTGCTGATAGGTTCACAACATTCGTTCCATCTGTCCTTGTAATAGCTTCTGCTCTGCTCTTGGCCACATTGTATTTTTTACGCAGTTCACGAGCCATATCTGCTGGACCCAATCCACGAATAAATCCTTGAGTAAGAACTTTTTTTAGGTCTTTGGCAAGATCATCTGTATTCCCCCAAATACTGGAAGAATAATTTTTCCCATTAAAGGGAGTTTTTACAATCTGGTCCAATGCAGCTTTGTTCAATGTGCTTTTAGAGTTTCCGCCGATTATTTTGCGATAGGCATATTGAGCTACTTCTTTTAAATATCGATCGAATGATTTATGCAATGCTCCGCTCATTTTGCCTAAGTGCCATTCCATATCTAGGTGCAATGCTTCAAGCCGTGTCACTTTTCCGGCTTTGTACTGCTCATTCAACCGCTTCAATAGTTCGGGATCTTTTTCAGCTTGTTTGAAATACTTCTCAGCATTTGCTCGATAATCAGATAGATCTTCTCGCATGAGCCGTTTCTTTGCTTCCTGCACAGAGATTTTATTCTCCTTGGCATATTGGGAGTAGAAGCTGTAAATCTCCTTCTGGATGTTCTGACGACCTTCTGTGTAGATGGCTTGCAGTTCATCAAAGAAATCGATATCCGTTCGATCAACATAAGCCATAATTTCATCCATACGACTGGACCAGTACTTAGGTGATTTATTGAGTTTAGCCATTTTTTTGACCTGCTAAAATAATTTGCATCGCTTGTTCTTCGGTAAATCCTTGTTCTTGCAGGAAAACAAAGTAGTTCCAATTAATTTTTGCAGTTAGTTCCATCGACTGAATGGAGAAAGCTTCGATGGCTGCCATTTGTTTGTCTTCCGATGTATCACTGTTCATCTCCGTCAGCATTTCTAACATTTTTTTCATTAGCTCTTTCATTTCCTTCATCCTCCATTTGTGGACGTCTGGGCGGAGTTGTTCCACCAGCGTCTTCTTTGATTCGTTCCAACTCAACTTCTGGATCTACACCAGTGACTGTTTTCAGTATTTCAAAAAGTGTCTCATCAGATACTTGCCCCACAAGCTGACTTGCCAGCGCAACAATTTCACTGTCTGACTTAGGAACATTGGCCGTAAATATGATATTCGTATCATTGATTTGATCATAAGCAACAGAATCATTTCCTTTGATTCGCCAAATATTAACCGCTAGCCTCAAACGTCGCATTAAACCTTTTTCAAACAAGCGCTGCTGCATTACACGGCGATTATCGGCAGCCATCAATTTATATTTCATGCTTTCTCCAGACTGGACACCTGAAAAATTATCATCTGTTACATCTGGAGTAAATGTGAAGCGTAAAATATCATTCACTAAGCGTTTCTTATAGGCTTCAGCGCCTTCGGTATCATATTTCTTTACTAAGTAGAAGGCGTTTGGCTGCGCGCCATTAGGATTAGGATTGTCATCCAAGTACATCACTTTCGCACGTTTGAACGCTAATGAAACAGCAAGCCGGGAGTTAGGAACAATATTTCCTTCTTCGTCCAAGTCGTTTTGAGCAGTACCGGTATATGGATTTCCAGCAATTACAAGGATTGCATCCATCGTGTCTTGCTGATAATTTGCTAGTTCGGATTGCGAAAGATCATATGCATCAATCGAATCTAAAACTGGCTCAAATGCACCAGTACGATCTTCGTTGTTCGCAAACTCATTAACAGGAACGCCGTCAAATGCATAATCGTCAAAATCGACTAGATGCATGCCCTTTTCCTCTTGATTGCTGTTTACATACATATAAACCATGTCTGACGTATAGACATTAATAAAATCTTTGCGAACACCGTCTCCATAATCAAGCGTGTAATAATAAACGCCGAATAAAGAATTGCTGTCAGTTGTATCGTCGTAAACAACAAAGGTCTGTTCCGGATTTAGTTTTACTAATTTGACATAAGCACTTCCTGATTCGTCTAACACTGTAGTTTCCAATTCATAGGCCCTACCGTAAATTGATAAATCTGTCTTAATCAATACATTGTGATAAGTTTCGTTGTTCCTATTATTGAAATCGTCAATTTGCGCTTGGATATTATCGTCATCGTTCTTGTATTGGATAGGTTGACCTAGCATGTATCCTTGCTCAAAGATGGTGATATATCGTGCAAAATCGCTAGCAATACGATTATCTGCTGCAAACTCATCCGTTTTAGCTGGACGATATTTGATATTGTTGTCTGATAAAGAATACCGTTTGAGTTCTTTCAATCTAGGTACTTGTTCATTTAGATGTCGATTAATGAATTTTTCTAGTCGTGAAATCCAAGTCTCGCTATCAAATTCCACCGAATCGAAATCTTCTTGTGCCATTCTAAAAATAGCATTCGCATTTTTGTGGTAGCGATGGTTTCTCAAAAATGTAATATTCTTACTGTCCATTTCGACCTGCCTTTCTAGCCAAAGAAAAACTTAGCTGCTTTCATTTTTTCTTGGATATCTTGTTTACTGTACATATCATCTGAGAATGCATACCGAGTAGCATCGATTGTGTGGTTATCTTTGTCCTCAAGCCGAGGTTTTGGATTTCCATCACGATCTGTTTGATAGTCGATATTCTCAAATTCTCTAGCAATATTAGGTGTTCTTTCAGGATCTATACAAATAAAAGCCAAGTCATCTAACCATTGCTCTCCGTACTCCACACTGTCCGGACCTTTTTTCACTCCGAAAACTCGGGTCATAAAGTGGTCATTCCTCAATTCGGCTATTGACTTAGGCTCTGCTGAATCGGCATTAATTCGATCCGATTGATACCCTTTCGCACACGCTTTACTTGCGAACTCACGGTTGCTAATCTTCACACCGTAGATTTCGTCAACAGCATAGATACCATTTTTCTTCTTATCATAGTGCCAACGTACAAATGCTAATGGGTCAGTAGCGTAACCAAAGTCTAAACCGTTACGGATATTGTCGAAATTGGCTACCATCTCATCAGTAATGCTGCCAGCTTTGACTTTGAGATTGTCGAATGGCACCACACCAGAACCGATTGCTTTACCCATGTATTCCCATTCAAACCGACGTGGGTTGCGTTCTTTCGTTACTTCCGCTTCCTCGATGAACATTTTAGAGATGAACGGATTATCAAGGTAAGTCGTATGATGGACTTGGGTATTCTTCGGTTGAAAACTAGTCTCGTATTTTTTATTCACCCAAGACTGTTTTCGCTTAGGCGGGTTGTAACTAAAAAAGAATTTATAAAAAAGACCATCAGGAAGCTCACCACGTAAAAGTGAGTTCGTAATGGTCGTTACGGATTCTTCTGTTTTGAATTCTGCAAGCTCTTCAATCCAAGCAATCGTAAAAGGGAATCTGCTGTCCTTTAGAGATTTTATACGATCTGGATTTTGTCCACCACGAAATGCGATATAATTCCCGCGTGGCTTGTAAGTGATACGCATTGGGCTTTTGGTTATGCGAAAATAGGCATCGACCTCTTGTTCAGCAATAGCCCATTTCAATTGTTCGTAAACAGAAAGCTCAATGTTCTCCCCAACGTAGCGAATGGCAACGGCATTCACTGGATAACGCATGATTAATTGAATTATAATATGAGCGATATCAGAAGACTTACCCGAACCCCGACCGCCTTTTTCAACGATGTTCAAAATATCTTGATTCAAAGCAGCACGCCATGTCGTATGGAAGGCTTTAGGTAAAAATTCGGATATCTTCCTAACTGCCATCTAAATCACCTATGTCGTCAATAAATTGCGGAGGTTCTGTAATTGCTATCTCGGTTTTATCAGTGAACAGCGCATAACGTTTTCCAATATCAACAGCTGCAGCTCTTCTTGTCTGGACGCTTGGTTGAAGCTCGACAACTTTCTGATAACCGTCACCATCTAAAATAGCAACAGGTTCTTTCACTTCACCTCTCATAACAGATGTCAAAAACTCAATGACTTCTTGAGCATCTGCGGTTCGCTCATTGTGCATAATCTCCAGCTGTTCATCTATGTAGGCTTTTACGTTAACATTCGTTAACAATCTACTGGCTGCTGCTTTTGCTACTGAATCCTTTTTGACGCTCTTATAGGCTGCTTTATAAGCTCTTGTACCGTTGAGGTCTTTAAGATACTCATCTGCAAATACTTGTTGTTTATTCGTAATCGTCATGTTCATTCACCTTCTTTCCGCACAAAAAAACGGTCCATACCCGGACCGCTTTCTTTTCATCTATACTTTAGTAGGAAGTATCAAAGATCATGTGAGTAATCTAATCGACAACTCCCAAAGCCACTGGTGAGGACTTGAACCTCACTTACGAGTCGTACACATTCTATGCATAGCCTCTGCATTTCCCCGGTCTGCCACAGTGACATAAAATTAAGACGGCTAGCGAATGAAGATAAGGAGTGTGTTCAACTCCATTCATTTTAAATTTTTGGGTGCCGTCTTAATTAAATACAGGGCGCTAAAAGGAGAATCACGAAAGTAGGTCTGCCAACTGATCATAAAGGAGTGCGCCCTGTTATTTACAAATTTCTATACTACTATTTTATCACTGGATTTGTTGCATGTGTGTGCATGTTTTGTGCATCGGATTACCAATCGTTAATCATGTCGATACCAAACAGCACTACTGATAAATCTTCAAGCGCTTCTTTGCAGTTGCGACTAATGGTAGAACGATCAACATGTAATTGCTCTGCCAATTTGTCATCATTCAACAATGGACGCTCAATGAACTTTTTGTTAATAATTCGCCACTTGCGCTTGTCTTCTGGCTTACCTGTCGAAAGGCAAATTTCTTTATAAGCTTCTAAGCATATATCTACATGTTTCATGAGCTTCACAGATTTCGCTTTATTCTGCATCAACAAATCAAGGTTTAACCACTTATGCTCCCAAAACGTGCCTTGTACCTCTTCTACATGCTCCTCGACTGCTTCACTATGGGCTTTCAACTTGTGGTAGTTGTTCATCAGCAATCTTGCATTGTGAAAAGCTCTTTTCTTGAACTGTTTTTTCTCATATTCCCTGTCTTTTTGAATTCCTTTACGAATTTTTAGAGCTAGCTCGTCTAATTGTTTGTCTGATAGCTCATGCACATTAATTTCCAATCACTTGCCCTCCTCATTATCTTCCTTACCAAAAATCACGCTTGCAACCACTGTCGCTACGACTGCGAGAAAAAATGCTACTGCAACTGTCATAGCCATAAATTGCCACCTCTATGCCCAACCTTCGGGGTTTTCGACTTTCTTCGCCCTCTGAATGGCACTACTTCATGATTCTGCTTTCGCTTGTATCCACTCCATAAAATAATTCTTGTGTGTTGCACTGGCAAATACCCATTATGAACCCAATATTTCTCGTATGTCGCTTCTGGTTTTTCTAAATATTGCGGTCTGTACATTTTTCATCCCCCTGCTTCCATCGCATCCCTGACTAACGGATCGTTGATAATAATCTTGTACTTCATCTGCTCATGTTGCAGCTGTTCTTGTAACTGCTCAATTTGCTTTTGCTGGTCCACAATTGTATAGGATAGTAAACTCAGCGTTATAACTACAAGGACCGTTATGATAATTGTTTGACTACGATTCATTGGCTTGCTCCAATAGTTCTGGGTTCTCATAGATGTTGCCGGCGACAGTTACATAAGGTTTTAATCTTGCTAACAAAAGATTACCAGCACACCAAGTTAGGTCACCTTCATTCCAAGAAATCGCATAATCACCATCAATTTCGATGCCAGCGCCCGATTTTTCTGTTTTCTGAAATGGATGATTTCTTACTGAAACGATATCCCCCTCGAAAATCTCCACGCCGTTTTTGTCTTTCAAGCCAGTGGACTGCATGAGGACTACTTCTTTAAACCAATACCACTCACTGGCGTTTTCAATTTTGAGACTAACCATACTTCTGCTTAAATCAATTTGCAGCACATGGTGTATTGTTTTTGTTTCGGTTAAAAACGCTCTAAATTTTGTTACCATCTTATCCCTCCGTCCATGATATAATCGCCATAGGAGGCGATCGTATGAAATTTCATAATTATAATGATGCAGATAAAACTTACCTTGGTTTAGCTGTAGCTTTTTTTGCACTAGGTATAGGGTTTAGGTTCTTTTGGATTCCAGCTGTTTTATTTTTCTTAGTTGCTTTCCTAAAAAATTAGATACTTAGGTATCTTTTTTATTTTCCTTTATCGCTGACGATTGCGGAAATTTACTACTATCCTTTATTATTTACCGTCTTGCAATACTGTAAGGGTTGCTAACTTTCCTTAATGATATAATTTGATTATTAATTAAAAAGGAGTCTTTTTATGGACAAAGTAAAAGAAGTAGTTTCAGTAATACTAATATTTGCTTTGATATATTTTTTGTTGTGTCTCGTCGCATCTCTCATAATCAGTTTTTTTAGATTAGTTTTTAAAAGAGAACCTTTCTTTGTAAACTTTAAAGAATTGTTTCTTAACTTGTTTTTAGAAATTTTGAATCCTTTTAATTATCTGTTCTGATTAAAGCATTTCGTCGGATAGCCGACTACTCAACAATGTATCTACTTCTTTCCATATCTTCATCAAATCCAGCAGAAAATCCAATTTCCTTAGCTTTTCTTTGTATGTTCGCCATGTCTTGGGATGGGTATCCCCAATGATCGCAGTAAACACCACCGTATCCACTTTTGCCATTCGTTGGTTTACCTGAACGTATCCATTCTGCAATATCCAGAATCAACGCCTGCATAGTTCCACCCTGTGAAAATTTTCTATGGAAGTAATAATTATCATAAGCATATATTGGCTTTTTAGTGTAACCATCAACAAAATAAGTACGACCATTTTTCATTTCAAACTTACTTATAAATCCATTTTTATCTTCGGAATTGAAGAATTTTCGTCCAGTAGTAGCGATCAGATGGATTAATTCATTCGCTTTTATAAGTCTTTCTAATTTAGTCATTATAGGCTCCTTTCAGTTTTCTATTTTGGTGGGTAGTCGACTAAGCCTGTGTAATTACAGACCACATGTCTTTGACTCTCAAAGCGCAAACGCTATAGTAATATCCACCATTTCCATCGTTAGCTTCGCACTCTGCTTTAGCAATCTCATTTTGATTGTGATAGATAATTACATCTGCATAGGAATCATGACCGTCACCGTTGAAAATATTTTGTCCTTTGTCGTGAATTTGTATATCTGTAATAACGGCATCTAATTTTACATCTGTAAATGATCCGCCAGCCCAAGCGCAACAATCCTGTTCAGAGCATTCAATTGTAATTTCTGTCCCATCTTCCAAAACTAATTTATCGGAATCCCAACTCACAATTTTTTTGAAAACAATTTTTTTCTTTAGGTCTTCTAAAGCATGATATTCAATCATTATCTTTTCCCCTTTTCTTAGTTTTTTATTTCTTCCGCTTCTGGAATTATTTCAGGTCACTGGACTTAACGAAAACACCATTGACCATCTTTCCAGTCCGTCCTTTGATTTCGTCATAAGCGAAGTTCAAGCACTCGTATAAATCCATGTCGTTTTGCAAAGCTAAAATAATAATGGTCACAGCAACATCTCCGATGCCATCACGTAGTGCATCTTGATCATTTCTAGCTAATGCAGCCGCAACTTCACCAGTTTCTTCGACAACTTTTAGCATCTGCTTGCTAGGATCTGCCTTATCAAGACCTTTGTTTTTAGCCCATTGTTCTACCAGATCAACTAATTCGTTCATTCAGATACCTCCGCATCACCAAAGAATAGGATCAAATAACCATTATTAGCTTCAACTGGGATATAATATCTTTTATTTTCTTCAAAGCTTTTAACAAATTTTGAAACAAGACGAACGAAATCTTTTGAAGAGAAACGTTTGTAACTCTGAATTTTAATAGGCATAGATGCAGCTGTTTTACCAGATTCACAAATGCAGATTTGAGCTGATTTTGGATCAACACCTACTTCTATGAATCCTTTATCAACAATTCGTGTGATGGCACTCTTATTAATTGTTAACGCTCCATTGCTTAACACCGCTCTAGGCACCGATTGCACCTTATTTTGAATAACAATAGTTTTAAATCCTTCTAACATTTCATTTCCTCCTTTAGACTTATACACATATCAACAGGTTTATCCACAATATATTGTAGGAACATATTTTCGCACACTATATATTGATTACTGTGTTCTTTTATAGCCCAATTCAATCAAGAACTCTTCTCTTTGATTCAAAGCGTTTCGATAAATCGCCTGTACACCAATTTGATCCGCATAGGCTTTCCCTTCCTGACTATTAATAAAGCGGTAGGTTCTTGCTGTTTCATCCACTAAAATCGCATGATACTCGTTGTAATAAATTCTTTTCAAAATACTCACCTCAACTTACAAATTTCTGATGGGAGATCTTCACTTCATCATCATTAATCATCGAGTAGGCCATCGTGGTCTCAATATTTTCATGCCCGAGGAACCTAGAAACGAGTTCTATCGGCATCCCGTGTCTTCTCGCAAGTGTTGCGGATGTCCTTCTGAATCTGTGCGGATGAACGTTTAAAACACCTGCACGCTCCCCTAGACGCTTGACCAGCTTTTGGACACCAGCAGTAGTCATCTCTTTCCCTTTGGTATGTCCATAAAACAACGGACCTGTGATATGAGGCACCTCTTTTAAGTAATGATTCAATGCTAGCTTTGCCTTGGCGTTGAAATATAAAATTCTTTGCTTGTCTCCTTTTCCAATCACTTCAATCGAATCATTTTCTTGGTCATAGTCACTAAAATTTAGAGAAACCAATTCAGAGACTCGACATCCAGTACTCAATAGCAGTTCGATGATTAGCGTTTCTTTCGCATTAGATGCAGCACTTCGCAGCTTTTCAACTTCAAGCTCGCTGAATTCTTGTTTGCGCCTTTTGGGTACTTTTATCTTTTCCACCCTTGCGCCAGGATCTCGATCGATAAACTCTTCGATATAAAGCCAGTGAAAGAACCTAACGATGCAGCCACGTTCACGAGCAAGCGTACCTTTAGATATTCGATCCTGAATTTCCCTGTTAGCAATAAACAATCGAATGTCATTTGTGGTGATATCCTTAAACGGCTTTCTAAGCTTGCTCATGAAGAAGTTGATCGTCTGCATATAAAGTTTCAACGTTCCGTCTGAAAGCCCCTGAATCTTCTTTGACACCATAAATTGATGGTATGCAGCTGCATCGGATCTCTCATCATAGATCACTACATCAGTTGAAGTTTTAACTAAGTCGAAGGAATCCAAATGCATCAATAGGAGCATATTTACTTTCCTAAGTTGTTCTGGGTCCAAATCATTTTCTAAATCTCCAACAATTTTATTAATCAGTGACTCCTTGCTGGTCATCGTTCACTCCTAACCGAAACTCTTCCGAATTTCATATTCGTGGTCGATCAACTCTTTCAATGTATCTTTGGGATATAATTTCTTTCCCGACCGCTTTTGATGCTGCACACACAACCACTGAAACTTTTCGATGGTTGCATCATCCATTGCATATCTAGGCCTTTTTTTCTTCGTAGCCAACAGGTGGGACACCTCCTATGAAATGGTGGGACACCTTGAGGGTTACTCCTTCCAGCGGTAAATTCGCCCTTGTTTATCAGGGTTCCCACTTTGGATTAAATTTTTAACAGTGACTTTGGACTTTTTGCATTTCTCACTAACGGTTTTCTTATTCCCTGTAAAAATGACATCCCCTTTATAGAGAACCTCAACTAAACGTTTTTCAGGATTTACACCTTCATAAAGATCCTCCCGAAGCTTTTCCCATTCCTTTTTGGCATCCGGGTCTTTTTCGAGATCGACTTTTTCTGCAAGGTACACCATCCGCTGCCGGCGAATCTTTTTTTCAAGACTTTTTTCTTTATCCATCTAACCGCCTCCCTTTTTGTTTAGATAAGCTTGGACCTTGGCATTTATTTCCGCTTGGCGTTCAGGATCAATATCAGGCTCCGGTTCAGGATTAACAAACCTTTCAGGCAATGGTTCTTCTCGAATAAAAGGTTTCTTCATTCGCTTTTGGTTACTTGTTTCTTTTTTTATCTCAAACTTGAGACTGTCAAATTTTTCTCTCAGCTTTTTAGCGCTTCTGATATTGCCGAACCAAAACTCACTTGAAGGAAGCCAATTGATCACATACTCAATTTGTTTGATAGTAAGATCATCCTTTTCCTCCATAAGACGGATAACATCTGCCCATTTTTCCAAGTTGGCTTTTTTCATTTCTTTAGGAAAATCATTCATCAAATTATTTTTAAGCTTCGAAGCAAGCGTGAAGTGTTCGGTAGAATACTTCACAGGAGAAGTTTCAACTTCTTCTTTATTTGTATTATTAAATGTATTATTAATAGATGTATTATTATCTTGATAGATTTCTTGGTGGGGGGTCACCAAATTTTCTTGGTCACCCTCATCAAGATTTTTTGGTGACCCCACCAAATTTTCTTGGTGAGGGGTGTTGATTATACGTATTTTTCTGGCTTCAACTTCCTTAGTGTTTGGTCTGTATTTTACTTCTCTGTAAATGTGACCATAGTCTTCCAAGGATTTAAGCCAATTTTGAATTGTTGGTTTGCTAACTCCGTATAATTGGGCGAAATAATCATTACTTGCCCAGCAATAGCCTCTTTCATTAGATAAAGCGGTTATCTCGCCATACAGAAGTTTCGCACTTGGTATCAACCTGTTGTCATACCTAACACTTGCCGGTATGATTGCAAAGTAACTTCTGTGAATTACCACGTTATACCTCCTTTGTGGCTTTCTTAAACAAATCTTCTGTCTCATACTCTTCATCAAATCGTATGATTTGAGCGTTGTTCATAATTCCAATCTTAATCAATGCCTCTTTGTCTAAGTAGACTGGTTTGATTTGATATTTTTGGATAAACTCTTCTTGACCCAAGTTATGAGCGATATTGTGGTACTTCCAACTCAAAGCAACAAACGGAAACTTCCGATGATCGACTTTATTCCTGTGGCGGTTCCCTACTGCCGTTACGTGGTGGATTTGCGCTCCTGATTGCCCAGTTACTGCGCATTTACGATATTTGCAGCAGAAGTAGAAGAAACTGTCGTGTTCCAGAAGGTAGTTATAGCGCCTTGGCAACTGAACTCCTTCTGCAACAACGTATTCGATTAGAAAGTCAATCCATTGGTTCATCTCTGATTTTGTAGCTTCCGCATGGCTGAACTCACAATCGTAGGTATCCTCATAAATTTTTCGCATTTTCTCTTTTGCTTCATAGCGTGGAATATTTTCACTCTCAGCAATATCTTTGATCAATGAATGAGACAACGCATTTTGCTTCGCACTTCTGGGGTCATTATCTATAAATTGGATTTCTGCAAATCCCTCTTGTCCCCTGCGGATCGTTTCAAGGTGTTTAGGATTCACATCCTCGTCAACTTCCAGTAGAAATCTGTTCCCCTTTTGCTTTAGAATCTTTGCTAGCATCACTCGGTCACTTCAACAATTTCGATCCTTAATTGCACAATGCTTTTGTTTAGTAGTTTAAATTGTTCATCCGAGCCTTTGAGTTTCAGCGTGACTACTTTGCCGTTTGCTGATACTTCCTTTTCTTGAGCAGGCTCTTCTTGGATTTCGCCAGTTTCCGGATCAATCGGTACTGATGGAACTGGCTCTTTTTTCTCAACTTTTTCGATGATTGCTGCTGCTTTAGCAAGCTTTTCTTTTTGTTCAGCAACAACTTGATTGATCTGATCAAAGACTTCTTGCAATTCATGACCTTGATCAATCCAACGAACCCAAGAGAATGGATCTAAGCCAACAGCCTGTGCGTAGCTTTCAACTGCTTGTTTGTTCGCTGCTAAAGTTTGTTTTTTAGAAACGATTTCATTGATGGTATCTGTTATTTCTTTACTGATTGCTTTTGTTAGCTCCCCCTTAGCAGCAGTAAAGGCGCTCTTATTTGTCCATCGATCAGGAATTTCGATTTCACTTGGATCAACACCTAATGCATTGCACAGGTCCTCTATTTTTTCTTTCACTTTCTGCAATCGGGAATCACGTTCTTTAGTTTCGAACTTTTCGAGGCTCTGAGAAATTCCTTCTTTGGCAGTTTCCATCTGATCAACAAAGGCTTTGATCTTGGCTTCAAATGCTTTTAACGGCTCAGAATATCCGTTTTTTACTTCTTTTCGTTTTTCTTCAAGCAATTTGATAATATTATTCAGAGACGACCGTGCATCTTTAGCTCCTTGGATGTCTCCTTCGCTGAAGGTCAAACTATTGTAGTGATTGACAGTATTTTCAACAAGCGCTTCAAGCTCTGCTTCATTTTTGATTTCAATGGTACTTGGTGTATAGTCAATCTGAATTGATGTGTCTATTTTGATTAATTCATTCATCCGATAGTTCCCCCCATGTAAATGATTTAGTTTCAATCTTTTTCGGTGCTTCTTGTTCAGGTGGTTTAGCCTTCTGAACTTTTTCTGCCTTAAGCTTCATCCGATTGGCATAATTCAAAATAGTGCCATATTCATTTTTATTTAATTGATCAAATGGTGTTTGTATTTTTGTGTTTTCTCGTATATTTGCAACAAGGATTTCAAAATCTGTATCAGTTGCTTGAGCAACAACCTTGAGTATTTCATCCAAATAACCGACTTGTTCTTCACTAATTAGTTCTGGCTTAGAAATATCTTCTGGCATATCTTCCCCTGCATAGAGATACAAGCCTAACCCATGCTTGGCCAACGCTTTAACAAAGCAACGTTTGTTACTAGTGTTAATTTGAAAACTATTAGGACTAGATACTGGATACTTGGCTTTTTCAACAATTGGCAGCCATTCGGTTTCTGCCTTACCTTGAAATGTCACAGTGTTTCTGACGAAAAATCCTTGTGGTGTTTTTAAGTAAGGAACTGTCACCCCTTCAATCATTCGAAATTGATTATCAAACATTGGAAACTCGTGAACTTTTTCTGATGCCTCCGGATCAATCCGTTTCATTTCACGCCATCCGTATGACCACGAAAGATATTCAAGAGAAAATTCTTGTGGATTTCCTTGTTTATCTGTGTATTTTTGGACATTCTTCTTAACCGCATTCGTTAGGTCTCGGTTATACAGCTCCTCGAAAGGAACAATTGCTTTTATTGTCATAACGGCACCGGCTTTCCTAGTTTTGATTTGCAATACTCCAACAGGTCATTCTCATGGATGAATTGATCATCAATGGAATAGACTAGGTCACCTTGGTAAAGCGGGTTTCCACGCCAATCAAATGCAATCGGATCTGGTTCGTCTGGCGGCAATTGCCTTGCCCCTAGACTGTCAAATGGATTCATAGTATAATCTCCTTAACTAATAATGTTTACATTTGGTCTACACTAGCGGTAACTGGTGTAGACTCTTTTTTTCGTTTCATTCGTTCGATATGTTGTCTTGATTGGATCAAGGGCTTGTTGTGTTTATACCATCGATCAGCAATGACTTTACCGATACGCAAAGCTTCTGCTCTATTCATACCGTTTCACCCTTCGTTCGAAAATCGCTTCGTCATACAGTATTAGCCACCATATAGCCAAAACTGGGAAAGTAATTTTTAGCCACCCTGGTACATCTCCTGTAATCAACACCCCAACTGCGAATGTGGAAAGAATTAATGCTACACGTCTGAGCCAATACACCTTTTTCATGCCCGATCCTCCATATCCAATTCTGTTTGAATCTGATTGATTCGTTCCTTGGTTACAGATGACGGCTGCCAATGATCAATGAACCCCAAAACTTTTTGGAAATCCTTATCCTTGATGCGTCCACGATTCGGAACACCGAATAATTGTTTGATGCTAGATCCCAAATCCTGAAACAACATGCTTTTTGCGCCTTGACCAAGATGTTGATCTTTACAGATCTGATAAACTTTCTTTTGGACCGCACGATCGATGGTCCCTTTGTCTTCAGTAGTGATCAGTTTGTTTTCTTCGATGTCCACAAGACGAGTGTCGATATCATCAAGGCGTTTACTTGCTTCTTCATTTGCCGCTAACGCCAATAAGGCAAGACCTCTAGGTGTGTCAGGAATCTGCGGTTGTTGCTTGATGTGATCTTCCATTTGATTGAAAGCTTCAATGTATTTCAGTTTAAAATCCAAAACTTTTTGAGTGTTGTTAAATCCTAATGCCGCCAATGTGAACCCATCTCGATTCATGTAAACAATTCGATATGTTTGCTTATTCTGTGGATGAACATAGGTGTCCTCCCAAAATAGGTCTGCATACTTTTGTGCAAGCCCCTCTTTCAAATCGTCAATTGCTTTTAAAACCGCACGATGTTCTTTTCCAAAGCTTTCAGCAACTTGCAAGCTGCTCGTTACTGCTTGCTGATCTTTCATAATTACTAAATTTGTCATTTTTTATTTTCCTTTCTGGGTTTATAATTTACTTACGAAAGCGAGGTGATAATATGGGAGAGCGAATGCGTATTTCTGCACCACCGTTTAATAACAAACAGTACGTTCTTAACAAGAACACAGGTGTTTGTCACGATCTAGACAACTACTCCACTAGTTGTATGATTTTTTCAATGGATCATGACCATGTGTTTGCATCAGATTATTTGTACTCTGAAATAAAGGAACATTATCTGTACAAAGAAGAATGTGATTATTGTATGACCCATGACGGTTAGTGTATATTTGGCACTTGGCAACAAGTGCCTTTTATTTTTCGATCGTCCCTTTTGAATGAAATTCAACAATCACTTTTGAAACAGCCTTCAGTAATTTTGATGCTGTAATCTTGTTTTCAATACAGATGATTAAAATTTTTTCTGCCAATTCGTTTACGTCCATGAAAATCAACTCCTTTCTGTCAAATAATCAGTTATAGAAAGTTATGAAAATAGTGAAACCAATGCTAATTCCGAGGGCGTACCATTTATAAAGAGAGTTTTCGGGAAAAGATTTTTTCATTGTTGCGTTACAAATGAAAGCTACAGAATAGACAATTAAGCATAGTATCAGCTTCACCTTATCCCCTCCTTCCGTGTGGGGTTTTTTTGGTATAATTTCCTTATCAGTCAGTGGTCGGCTGAAATAATTGATAAGGGGGTGATTATTTGTTAGTCGACGCAAAAGAGTTTGCTTTAGCGGTTGTTTCCTCTTCTAATCCAAATTTGACCATCCAAGAAAAATTTGAATTATATGAATCAGCTTATGCACTTGCAAAATCTAAAATCGAGCAAGAGTCTAAAGAACGGAAGAAAAACCAACCTTCGGTTCAAGATAAAATTAACGCTGCAAAACAGTTGGGGCTTTAGCTAAAGCTAGGAGGATTTCTGCAATCGTGCGGATTTCCTCTTTTTCGTAATCCTGACTAAATCTGCTAAACGTAGATACAGCGACTAAACTTAATTGTTGTTCAGCTCCTTCTAATGCCGTTTCATACATTTTCAATAGATCTTTTTCCTTTTCTTCCATCTTTCTCACCTCACTTTTATTTGCCGATTCAACCGACATTGATAAAGTAACTCCTGATACCTTTTGAGATCTCTAACTAGCAAATCTCGTTGAGAGTCGCTCAGTATGCTTTTGCGATCGTGTAGCTGCTCGTGCAAGCTGTGTACTTTCTCTTTGGCCAAGGTGTCAATCAGCAGCTCTTGTTGTAGTGTGTAGTTCATGCACTATCCCTACTTTCACTACTAGATCTTTTGGAATGATACTCAAGTCTTTCATCGGCCGTCATTTTACGAATTGAAATTGAAACACGTTCGCCAGATTGTTCTTCATGAATCCTTTCCAAAGCCCTAGCTAATCTATCGAGATTCAAACTTCCGTTTATTTTAACTGTCATTGAACTCCCTCCTTTTTGTATCGTTTACGATACATTCAGTTAAAAAAAATAGCCAATACTTCATCATTGTTCAAATCAAGAGCTTTGGAGATAACCTGAATTTCGTTACGAGTAAAATCACTGTTCCCATTTTTTTTGTTATAAAAAGCTGATTTACTCATATCAATACCGTAGCTTTTCAACTTAACTAAGAATTCTTCGATAGTCATCTTATTAGCTACTATTTTTGCACGTAGCAGTTCTTCTCGCATATCATGTCCTCCTCTCTTATTGTGTCGTTTACGATACTCATATTAGCACCTGTACATTCGAGAGTCAACACAAAAGTTTCTTAAAATACACAAAAAATGTTTTTTATAACACTATTGGTTTACAATAAGATACAAAAGTAGTAAAATTACTTCTATAAAAGTCTAAGAATGATAGGAGTGAAATTGATGGCTACATTTAATTTAAAAAAACGTAGAGAAGAACTGAATTTATCGCAAGAATCTGTCGCTGAATCTATTGGCGTTACAAAAGCAACTGTAAGCAAGTGGGAAAAAGGCGATATAGCTAATATGAAGAGAGACAAAATCGCTTTATTAGCAAAAGTTCTTAAAGTTAGCCCTTTAAGCATCTTGGGATTAGAAGATGTTAGTGATAGTGATCGAGTGATGATTCCTATATTAGGAACAATAATGTGTGGTGAACCAATTTTAGCGGAAGAGAATATCGAAGGTTATAGAGAAGAGATTGCTGACTTTTTACCATCTGGTGAATTATTCTTTCTTAAAACAAAAGGTGACAGCATGGAACCTACAGTGCCTGAGAAAAGCTATGTTTTACTAAGAAAACAAGAAGATGTCGAAGATGGCGAAATAGCTGCAGTCATAGTTAATGGGGATAATGAAGCAACATTAAAACGAGTAAAAAGACAAAATGGAATAGTTATGCTTATTGCAGATAACAAAGATTATAGTCCAATATTGATTACCCCTGAAAACCCCGCGCGTATTATTGGTAAAGCTGTTAAAGTTAGTTTCGATCTATAAAAAAATCCCTACCAAAGTTGCGACTTCGATAAGGGATCAGTATATTATGCATATTAATTATATCAAAAAAGAGGTGAAAATAATGGCAAAAATTAAATGTCCTAAATGTAGAAGTACCGATGTTGAGTTTATGAGCAATAACAGAAAAGGTTTTTCAGCTGGAAAAGCAGCGGCTGGTGCTGTGCTGACTGGTGGTATTGGTCTGTTAGCTGGTTTCGCCGGAAAAAAAGGTAAAAATGAATTCTTCTGCAGGAAATGTAACAATACTTTTTTGCATAAATAAAAAAACACGCTCCTCCGACCAAGAAAGCGCGTGTTTAAAATAAGGCAATAGCTTATTTAGCTATGCCTATTATACTAAATAATAGGATGTGATTCAACTTGCAACGAGTAGCGATTTATATGCGTGTATCAACTGATCAGCAAGCGAAACATGGTGACAGTTTAAGAGAACAACAAGAAACATTGGATGAATACATTAAGCAAAATAAAAATCTCAAAGTTGTAGATAAGTATATTGATGGCGGTATATCAGGTCAGAAATTAAATAGAGATGAATTCCAGCGATTACTCGATGACGTGAAAAATGATCAAATAGATCTAATACTTTTTACGAAGTTAGATCGCTGGTTTCGTAATTTGAGGCACTATTTAAACACTCAAGAAATATTGGAAAAACACAATGTTTCATGGAATGCCGTGTCTCAACAATATTACGATACAACTACAGCGTACGGGAGAACTTTTATCGCACAAGTGATGAGTTTTGCTGAATTGGAGGCACAAATGACCTCAGAAAGAATTAAGTCTGTTTTTTCCAACAAAATCCAACAAGGTGAAGTTGTTAGTGGGAAAGTCCCTTTAGGCTATAAGATTGAAAACAAAAGATTAGTTCCCACTCCTGATAAGGATATTGTGATAGATTTATTTGATTATTATGTTCGAGTTGGATCTTTGAGAAAAACAACAACTTATCTAGAGGAAAAACATGGAATAGTTCGAGATTATCAAAGTGTTCGAAAACTTTTAACCAATGAAAAATACATCGGCAAACTTCGAAATAATCCAAACTATTGCGAACCTATTATCGACAAAGATGTTTTTGAAACAGTTCAACTAAGGCTATCTCAAAATGTAAAAACTAGCGGTTCACACGATTATATTTTTAGGGGACTTGTTCGATGTGCAGATTGTAATGGCAGCATGTCTTGTTCAACTTTAAAATCAAAGTATATAAAAAAGACAGACGGAGAAGTATCATATTACATTCGATCTTGTTACAGATGTACCAGACGAAGGAACAACCCTACAAGATGTAAAAATAAAAAGACTTATTATGAGCGAGCATTAGAACGTTATTTGCTAGATAACATACAGACGAGTATTGCAATGCATGTAAGAACTTTGAAAAAAGAGGTAACAAAGAAAGATTCTGTAAAAAGAAAAAAAGATGCTCTTTTCGTAAAAATCGAAAGATTAAAAAAAGCCTATCTTAACGAAATTATTGAGTTAGATGAATATAAACGTGATAGAGAAATGTTGGAAAACGAAATAACCAATTTGAAAGAACCTAAAATCAATAAAAATATAGCTCCGTTAAAAAAAGTCTTGAGTGATGACTTCTTTGAAAAATATGAAAAAGCTTCAATTAATCAAAAAAATGAGTTATGGCGCTCAATAATAGAATCAATAGAGGTTAGTGTAGATGGAAATATCACTATTAATTTCTTGCCGTAAT